CGGATCTGGTTCCTTGGCCCATCCAGACGGATCAGAACGCTACCGAATGGCAAGCCGTCTACCTGATTGGCGGCAAGAAGATGGCCAACGGGGCGGCGGAAGAGGGGGTTTACTCAAGCAAAGAACTGTTAGCGAATGCAGAGGCTTGTGCAGATGAAGAGGTGCAGAAACTTAGGGCCGCTTGGCCTGGGTCGAGGGTGACGGGATGATGCTTCGTGACTACCAACAAAAGGCAATCGATCAGCTTTACGCATGGTTCGAGGCAGGCCACGAGGGCAACCCTTGTCTAGTGCTGCCAACCGGCTCAGGTAAGAGCCACATCGTGGCCGCTCTGTGCAAAGACGCTTTGCAGAAATGGCCTGAGACCCGGGTTTTAATGCTCACTCATGTGAAGGAGCTGATTGAGCAAAACGCGGAGAAAATGCGACTCCACTGGCCAGGGGCGCCAATGGGTATTTATAGCGCAAGTATTGGTAAGAAGCAACTTGGCGAGCCCATTACTTTCGCTGGTATCCAGTCAGTACGCAACAAAGCCAAAGAGCTAGGGCACATTGACTTGGTGTTGATTGACGAGTGCCACTTGGTGAACCACAAGGAAGAAGGTGGTTATCGGAGTTTGTTGGCAGAACTGAAGGCTATCAATCCAGCCTTACGAGTGGTTGGTTTGACGGCTACGCCTTACCGCTTAGGTCACGGCTTCATTACTGACAAGCCTGCTCGGTTTGACGATCTAATTGAGCCGATAAGCATTGAAGAACTGATTCACAAAGGGCATCTTTCAACTCTGCGCAGCAAAGTGACCGATGCAAAGCTGAATGTGGATGGCGTACACAAGAGGGGCGGAGAATACATAGAGTCAGAGCTGCAAGCTGCCGTGAACACAGATTCAAACAACAAAGCGGCTGTAGAAGAAATTATTTGGCAGGCTGTCAATCGCAAAGCGTGGCTGGTCTTCTGCGCTGGTGTAAAGCATGCCCAAGCAATCGCTGATGAACTTAATGCGAACGGAATCGTTGCGGAGTGTGTGACGGGTGAGACTCCGAAAGCAGAGCGAGAAAATATTCTGGCTCGTTACAAAGCCGGCGAAATCAGGGCTCTGACTAACGCTAACGTTTTGACGACAGGCTTTGACTATCCGGACATTGACCTGATTGCAATGCTGCGCCCAACCATGAGCGCCAGTCTCTATGTGCAGATGGCAGGCCGTGGTCTACGTCCCAAGAGCCACACCGATCATTGTTTAGTGTTGGACTTTGCGGGCGTAGTCAGTACACATGGGCCGATTACAAACGTTCAGCCGCCCAAGAAAGCCGGCTCTGGCAACGGTGAAGCCCCAGTAAAGGTGTGCGACAACTGTAATGAACTCTGTGCAATCTCTGCATTGAAGTGCCCGGCCTGTGGTGCGCCATTCCCTCCTCCAGCAAAGAAGGAATTGGTGCTGCACTTGGACGACATTATGGGGATTGAGGGGCTTGAGCTTGAGGTCACGAGTTGGTCATGGCGTAAGCACCTGAGCCGCACCAGTGGCAAAGAAATGCTTGCTGTGACGTACTACGGGGGCTTAAGCGATGTGCCAGTGACTGAGTATCTGCCCGTCTTGCACGATGGCTACGCAGGCCAGAAAGCGGCCCAACAATTTGTAACAATTGCTAGGCAAGCGGGAGTAGAAAAGAACGCGCAGGGCCTAGACGATGCAGTAGCTTCAATGAAGGGTTCACGTCCCCCATCATTGATTGAGTACAAAAAAGACGGAAAGTTCTACCGCGTTATCAGGAGAGAGTGGAAGTGACCAAGCCGCCAGAACCACAAGCAGTAGTACTTTTTCGAGCAAGAAAGAGGGAACCAGTACCGAGGTGCTGCCATACATGTGACAACTACAACGAAGCTGGCTGGTGCAGCATGTTTGACCTGAAGCCGCCAGATGAATTCACTCACTCTTTTAACGAGTGCACGGATTGGACGGAGGAAGTCCCATTTTGAACACTCCAACAGAACACGAAGAACAACGAGAGTTTGTGAAATGGTTCCGACAGACTCACGAAGGAGTGCGTATTGTTGCTATCCCCAACGGGGGCGCCCGGAGCATTGCAACAGCCGCTCGGCTGAAAGCCGAAGGAGTAAGCGCTGGAGTGCCTGACTTGTTCATTCCCGCTTGGATGATGTGGATTGAGATGAAGCGCCAAGAAGGGGGAGTGGTCAGTAAACATCAGAAAGATTGGATCTTGTACCTACGCGGATCCGGGTACATCGTCTTAGTGTGCAAGGGCGCAGAAGATGCAAAGAGGCAAATTAGCGGGGTTCACAAATGAGGAAGCACAAGCACTCACGTAATTCGTACTCGCACTGGGATGTGCTGATGGCTAGCGGCACAGAGCCAATGCCGCCAGCAAAGCAACAGTGGCAATTGCTGAAGATGTATGAGGGTTTGAGGTCGCTTGAACAATCAGAAGCCCCAACTTTTCAAGATTGGATTGCATGTTCCGATGCCGTGAACATGATGGAAATGCTTTCAGAAATGGGCGTGTGTAATGACGCAAGCGGCTTGCTAGATGATGCAGTTAAAGCATTAGCAGAGGCGGGAGAGCGCTACAAGACGCACAAAGTGCTTAGGCTAACAGGCGAAGGCATTGCAGCAATCCGAGCTGTGCTTGAAGACTACGCCGAGGCAATCCGCACCATCCCAGCCCGCACTATGTTGCAATGCCATCGAGCGACAGAGCAAAGACTCCAGGCGCTGCTCAAGGGAAATGGCAAAGAGAGAGACATTGTTGTAAGACCTTTTCAGAAAGTAGTTGACAGTGCGCTGTAGGATATGCACAATACACACATCGCAACCAAACAACCGGAAGGACTTCAAATGTTTTGCTCTAACGACACCGACCTGAATAACTACTTTCGCAAGCAAGAAGCCACTGAGGCTCGTTACGAAGCCGCCCGCGCTAGGGCTTTGTCCGACATGTGCTATTCCGAGCTTGACGCCGGCGAAATGCTCTGGGCTGTTGAGCAGTTCGACAAAGGCTTGATGACCGCCGAACAAGTTGGCCTGTATTTGATCAAGCATCGCAACGACGTGCTTGACGCTAAGATTGAGAATCTGCTGTAAGTTTTTGGGGGTCTCTTAGAGATAAGCTGGGTTCGCCCAGCGCCCCCGCCATCTTTGGGAAAAACCATGGCAGAACGAAAGAAGTTACACGTCAATCACTTGCTTCAGAAGTCTCTTTTAACCTGGGCTCCAGGCGAAGGCCCAACAATTGAGATCAACTGCTTAGAAAAACTTTACCCAAAAGTGCGACTTGACTGCATCTTGCTGGGAGAAAGCAAGTTTGCTAGGAGTCGCCCAACAAAAGGGCCGCCACTTTATGGTGGCAGGGTCAAAGCTCAGCGAGTCGTTGTCATCATAAAGCACTTACGAGAATGGCTGGAAGTTGCCAATCCTGATGACGTCAAAACTCCTGACGAAGTGATGGAAGCGTTGCTAGCAGAACAAAAAAAGATCTTAGCAGTACGAAAAGAACTGCAAGAGATGCAGAAGTTACGAAGAGCACAAGAGAAGTCAGAAAAAAAGAAGTTAAAGCCCAAGGCTGTAAAAACTAAAGCGCCAAAAGCGACAAACAACGACTTATGGGGGGTGTGGAAATGAAGCGGAGACAAGTAGCCGAGGAAATGCTGAGAGCATTGGCCGAAATCGGTCCAATGACCACGATTGAACTTTGTCAGCACATTGGTACTACCAAAGATAAGAGCGGCTCAATCATGGGGCGCCTGATGAAGCCAAGTCCACTCAAGCCAAAGCGAGTTTACATATTTGGTTGGACTCACGATGCCGAAGGTGCGAGACGTTATCCTCGGCCTATCTATGCAATTGGAGACAAGAAAGACAAGCCAATGCCAGCAAAATCACACAATGAAAACCAGCGTCGTTACAGAAAAAAGATTTCTCAAAGGGTTAACAGCGTGTTCCAGCTTGGCATGCCGATACATATGAGGTTCAAGTGAACGTTAGAGCACTAAAGTTGGTGCGAAGCCTTTGGAATGTTCCAGGAATTTCTAAAGAACAGAACCGACACAATCAGAAACAATGGGTTAAAGCTGTTCGAATGCTTGGCGTTCGATGGCTACTAGCAGAGTCACTTACAAGGAGAAACCGTGGCAGACATAGATGACACGCTCAAGCAGCGCGGAGAGAAGTATGGCAAGTTTGCAAAACACGCCGAGGTCTCTCAAGACCTTAAGTTCACAATCAACATCCATCTAAAACGCCGAGGCAAGCTGCTCCAAGCAGACCAGCAGGAGGCCCTTGACATGATTTGTCACAAGATCGCCAGGATCATCAATGGTGATGAGAATTACGACGATACTTGGGTAGATGTAGCAGGGTATGCAACTTTGGTAGCAAAACGCTTACAAGGAGAGGATCTATGAGCTGCAATGGCAACTGCTGTCAGGGTCGTAACTGTACGTGTGGAGAAGATCAAATGATCTCTCTTATCGCAAGGCTTCTACTGGTTGTTCTTACGCTAATGATCTTCTTTGGGATCTACGTTACATCCTAAAAACATGGCGCGTTCAGCGACACGCCTACGTTGTAGTCCCGGCAGGATCTTCCCACCTGCCATGCTGAACCTCAAAAACTGATCCGCTGCGCCTTTAATGTCGCCTCGGGTCAGTCTCATTCTGAGGGTTGATCTTTGCAAGGTTCCGAGACCGAGGTTAAAGGCGAAGCTAACCAAAGCATCAAATTGGCATTGCGAGAGATTTCGGCTGCATAGTCTTTCAACGCCAGACTCAAAAAGAGAGAGGTCATTTCGTAGAAGTTCATTTACCTCAGCCTCGGTAAAACTACGTTTATGCTCTGGCTTCAGCGGAAAGTGCCGTCGCCCATCCATTGATAGGTAATGCTGGTCAGGATACATCACATGACCAACGCCGATTGTCCAAAGCATGGCAGGACACTTATAGGGCTTGAGCCTGACGCCCTCAAAGTGTTTGATGAGGTCAACGCCGGCTTTGGAGATCTTCATTTGCCGAAGGCTCGACCACCGAAATGGAAGCTTATTATAGACGCAAACAAAGCCTGAGTGCCTTCGTCCCACAGCTGAGCCGCCAGAGTATCAAACGAGGCCCCAGCTCTTACGCCATGCACGAACAGCCCGATATCGATCAAGACCAGAAGCAAGAAGAACCCGTAAGTTATCGTGGGCCGGACACTGGCCCGTAGATTCCGCACCCATTGACTGGTGCCATCTTGCAAGGCCACATCGTGGATGTAAATGGATTTGGTTTCCTCAACTTGAGCGCCGATCCGAGCCTGGATCTGTTGATTGGCAGCTTCCATTTCAATCTGCACATTCCGAATTTCCTCAAGTCGCGCCTGGGCATCAAAGCCCAGCCTGCGCAACTGTAGCTCACGCTCAATCTGCATCCTCGCAAGTTCTATTTCTTGCTTTTTGTCCATGCGATCCTGGAGGAAATCCAAGAACTTAGGCAAGCCGCCAGCCAGAAACGAGAAAATGGTGCTGATAAGCGTAAGCATTATGGTTTATCCACTTTGTGGTCCAATTTGTCGCTGATCTTTCCGAGCAGGGTCTTAATCTCGCTCATGTCATCTCGGTAATCGTCGCGCCGCACATATCGAGCAGGCATTGATCGGATGTCGGAGTCCATGCGTTCAATTGCTCTGTAGATATGGCTCAGGATCCAACCACCAAAAAACCCGGCAAGGCTGACGGCGATGTTGAAGATGAGTTGCGATTCCATGGTTGGGTCCTGTTACTGATTAAGGTTGTTTCTGTTCTCACCAGATAGTGAATTTAACACTGCTGGAGTTTTTGGAAGTTGGTTTAACAAGGTCTTCAGAACAGCCCTGTCTTTTGGAGGCATGGGGATAGCTAAAACCTCACTTAGAGACTTTCCTGAGACCAACGCACTTTCAAGAGCGTCTAAGGTTTTGGCCGGAAGCCTTGATTGCATTGTTTCAAGAATGGCATTTGCAGCGCCAGACTTTGGAACCATGCCTGGAACCCTCAACATAGGTTGATTTCTTTGAATGATTTCACCTGCATAAGGTGCACCTTTTTTTGCAAGGTCGCTCATTCTTGTCGTTCTCATAACATCATCTGCAATTGGGCGCAATTGCTTCATTAAAGACTGGCCCATTTCTGTATTGATGTCAAATTTAGTCACACCAAAAATGTCTTGCACAGCTTTTACATTGTTGCCATTCACAACATCCACAAATGCTTTTGGATTTGTTCTGTAGAGATCGCGCAAGTAAGCGGACATTTCTGTCTTTTCAATCTCCCTTTGGCCCGCAGCATAGGTTTTTAAGTAATCCGAAAAGCCTTTGCCTCCAGATTTTTCAATGGCGTCATCAATAATGGGGTTGATTGCAGACATGATCCGTGCAGCCTCAGCTTTTTGGGCTGAATCCATTGCTCCAGGAAACAACTTTTTGACGAATTCGCCAACTGAGTTTTTGCGGATTGCGTACAACGCCCGAGCGTCCACAACACCAGTGCCTGATGCTGCTTGTGCAATATCATCAATGACTTTATTTACGCCAGCGCTAAGGGTGCTATTGCCTGTTTGTTCAACTGTAAGAACAGACCTAATCTTGTTCGTTAACGAGTCTGCCTTCAAAGGCTCAATGCCAGCATTCCGCATTGCTTGTGCCGTTCCAGCGGCTTGGCTAGCTTCAGCGCCAAGTTCCAATGATTTTTCAGCGGCTTTAGTTGTCCACTCATCAGCTTTTCTACTGAGTTCCCCAGGGTATGTGTATTTTGTGAACCCAACTGGGAGATTTTTTTGAATCAAACCAAGCCTTGCACTGGCTTGCGCAATGTCGCCAGCCTTGACTAGTCTTCTGACATTTTCTACTTCTTCGGCGGCTTGCTTACTTAACCTGGGTGCTAACGCTTCAAGTTCGGTTAGGGTCTTTGTAATTGTGTTTGCATTTGCCAAAGACTGGTTAAGTACTGGAATTGTCTGGCCTCTCAAAGCCGTAGACATTTCTTGAGTTCCGCGTATTGATTCGGCTTGAGTTGCTCCACGAGCAAGGCGGTTCAGTACGCTTTCGTTCCTTACTTGCTGCTCTGCAATCTTGGGCGCAATCCCTCTAGCGGCATCTCTTTGAGCCATTTGTTGTGCAATTGCTTGAAGCTGAGGCGATTCAGTTCCAGCAATTGCTTGAGCGGCAGTCAATTCAGCCGGGGCCGCAGCAGCAGCAGCACGAACTTCATCAATGTTAGACCCTGCTGCTTGAGCCAAGATGTTTCTTGCTCGAACTGCCGGCGAGAAGGCATTCCGTGTTACGTCAAATGCCTTGTAAAGTGGAACACCAAGCCCGGGGAGTATTGCGCCAATACCTGCCCCGGTAAGAATGTCCCCTTCATCTTGCGATAGTGGAACCGTTCCAAGCGCGCCCGCGGCGGCACCTCCGGCAACCCGCGCACCATAATCCGCAGCTTTGCTGGTTAGTCCAGTCTTTGCCAGACCGCCAGTCTCAATTGCAGTAGCAGCAGGGGTTAAAAACCTTGCTGCCGCAGGCACCGCGCTTGCAATCCCCCGCAACCCCGCCGCAGCAGCATAGGGAGTTGCAACACTCAAAGCAACTTGAGGCACAAGCCCCATCCATTGAGGGCCTTCTGCAAGTTTCTTCCGAGAGAGGGCTTTTCTTTCTTCAGGGGTCAACTTTTCCTTGAACGATTGAAAGTCAAACCTTTCCTGTGAAGGCATGCCTTCACTGGGCGCAACTTCTTGCGGCTCAGTCGTTGGCGCAAGTTTGCTTACATCGTACCCGTTAGCCTGCAACTTGGCCGTAAGATCAGCCTTGCTCATGCCATCGGGCACGCCCCTGATAACTGTTCCATCTGGCAGACGAACATCCATTATTTGAGGCTCCCAAAATCAATTACGTTGCCAGATGGACTAGAAGGCAACGGGCTTTCTGGTCCTGGGGATGTTGGCCTAGCGCCACCAGCAGATGGGAGTGGAATTTGTCCAACGCCAGTACGATCTGCCTTAGACCTTGCTTTCTCAACGCCGTTGCGAATTACTGATTGCAAATCCATAGCCGCTTGAATAAATTCTTTTTCGTTTGTTGCTATGGACATGCGATTGATTGCGCTTGTGGCTTTTGTGCCTTCTTTCTCAGTAATAGCACCACCACCCTTGAGAGACTCAAATGCCTCAAGAAATGAAGCGCCTGTGATCTGGTCAAAACGCGCCATAAAACTTGCTGCGTCAGTGCCAGGAACAAGTCTGGCACCGGGCAGCCAAGTTGCACCAACAGCGTTTTGAAAACCAGGGTGTGCTTTCTCGCCTGAAAGTAGCTTTCCGGTTTTTGAATCGCGTTTGCCAATCATTTCGTCAATCAATCGCAGGCCTTCTTCAGCGCGAGTGACTATTTTTGGCAACGCCTGCACTGCTGCAATGTCGCCTTTGGCTATTGCCTCTCCAGTTGCCCTAGCATTAGACATTCGTTGCTGGAACGCTGGATCTGCCTCTCTGGCCGCTCTTTGTTGAGAAACACCCAATTGACCTTGAGATACCGCAAGTTGGCCTCGTGCGATTTTGTTTTGCTCAATTTGAGCAGGGGTCATGCCCGCGGCCTGAGACGGCAAAATCTCTTGCTTAAATGTTGGACTGTTTGGATTTTCATCCAAGAAAATAATGCTTCCGTCAGCGCGTTTCACTTCTTTCGGCTTAGGCGCAGACATCTCAAGTTGCTTTTCAGCCGACATCAAGCCTTGCAACTTCTTCTGTTGCCATTGTTGGAACTCAGGCATTGTTTGCAATGCAGCAAGTTCAGCCTTCTGCGCGTCGGCCTGTTCTTGCGAGAAGTAACCTTGCCTTACGCCATCATCCAGTGCGGCAATTACATCCGCGCCACTCTTGGCGGATGAAACAGCTTGATATCCAGCAGCAAGGCGTTTTCTACTCAAGTCAAATTCAGAGGCTTTGGTTTCGGCTTGTGTTTTCTTTAAAGCTGCTAGATCTCTAGCTCTTTCGGCCAATTTTTGGGCAAAAGTTGCACCAGCAGTTCCATACCGAGTTAGTTCAGACTGAACTTTTGGCGATTCTAGATCAGGGCTGCCGGCCAGATAGTTCCTCAGCCCCTCCTGCTCCTGCAAACCCCGCTGGTACTCCTGCATCTGCATCCGAGCAAGTTCATTGGCTCGTTGCCCGCTTTCGATCTGCTGGAACTTAGCAAGCCGGTTCAGAGGGGACTCAAGTTGGACGGTGGGCTGAAAGCCCATTGCGATTCTTGGATCGATTGGCATGATTAAAGGTCGTATTCGTAATCAGAATTGCCTTGGACGGAGCCTCCGCCAAAACCCATAGAGCCTGCGCCACTGCTAAAGGCCCCGCCAAATGGATTGCCGCCGCCTCCGCGCCTCAAGAACCGCTGATCTCCATACATATTCAACCCCTGATTGATGGCGCCGGTCAAGGCATTCGCACCGCCCATGTAGCCAGAAGCACGAGCATTACCTGCGCCCATGTAAGCCTCACCAGCGCCTTGTGCATAGTTGCCTGCTGCATTGCCAAGCGTGTTAGCCGCAGTCTGGCTTGTCCCCATCAGTGACTGCAACGGCTGAAGCTGATTAGCCCGGTTGGTCTGATAACGGTTGAAAGCATTGGTGTACTCTTGGCTAGCCGCCTCTTGCCCGTACCGTTGAGCACCCTTCAAAGCCGCACCAGAGATCAACCCTCCGCGGGCTGCTGCTTGACGATCCAAAGCCTTCAAACCTTCGCTCATGCGGAAAGCGTAACCAGGGTCTTGCTGGAAGTCTTCCATTCCAAAGTCACGAGCGTACTTGCCAAACCCTGGGGCTTGCCTTTCAGCCTCATACGCTTGCTGCGCCGCCTGATCCTGAGCCATTGCTGCTTGGACTGCTGCGTTTAGGCCGGCTTCGTCTGATACGCCTTGGGTGCCGGGGATGAAAACTTGTCGCCCGCCAGCGTCGCCGCCGTAGCCGCCGCCGTAATCGGTCTCATATCGGCCCTCAGTGCCTGGGCGCATGTACTGAGCCGCAAGAGCATTGCGAATCTCAGCTTCAGAGCGCGCAGTCGGCGCCGCACCTTGCAGGCCAAGGAGATTCATATACCGCTGCTGGGCAGTCAGACCCGCTTGGCGGAACGGTTCTTGAAGCTGAACCTGACGCTCAAACATTTCACGCTGAAGCTCGGCAGCACGATCAGCCGATGCGGCTTGAGCCTTCGCCGCGCTACTTGTTGCACCGGCCCCGATCAACCCACCAGCTATTCCACCAATTATTCCCCAGGGCATATCAATCTCCTTGGCTCAGTTTTTGAGCAATATCTTGCATAACATTCGCATCGGGAGATGCAATCAAAACCTCATCAACCTCATGCTCATCAGTGCAATTCGTGGCATGGATGCAGTACCAAACAACATCCGTCAACGATCTCACACCGTGATGCTTGCCTGCCTCAATTGTCAGGCAGGCAGGGGCATGTAGTACAGAAGTTTTACCATCAACCATCAGTTCCACGGACCCACTCGCCAGAATAGATAGATGGCTATGCTGGTGCGCATGCTGCACCAGCCAACTCCCAGCAGGAATGCGAGTCTCTTTGGCGTACACGCCAGAACTGAAGTAGTGCTCAATCATGTAACCTCACGCCCGCTTACGCGGATGTTGATGGCCGTTGCTGTGCCTGCGATTGTTGAAATGAAGTCTCCAACATTCAGCACTTGTCCCACGAGCTCAGGGAAAGTATAAGTTTCGGCAGGTTGAAGAGTTTTAGTCTTCGTAATCAGATTGTTGTTGCCCGCGGAGCCGGAGGACGTAACCAAGTTAACACTGATCGTCGCTGCCGTCGCACTGTAGTTGGTCGCGGTGAACTTGTCGATGATGGTCGTTACGCCAGTTGCGGTGTACTGGGTGGTCTGTGTGTTCTCTGCCGTTTTGGCAGGAACAATGTTTCTGACGGTAACTGTCATTCTAAATTCTCCTTATTCCAATTCCAACGAGTTGTTGGAATCGTATTTCGTCATTATCCAACTTGTACCGTCAGATACCAAAGTTGCGTTGGCTCCGGCAACGGCTTGCAGAATAGCAGTGCCCGCAGACCCACCGGCCAGTGGCACCACATTGCTCGAAGCTGACACAAGGGTCTGGGCTTGGTAGTTCTGAAAATTCAGAACTCGCCCCGTGTTGGAGCTGGCTGTCGGCAAGGTCACAGTACAGGACGAGCCCGACTTGTTGTTGATGAGCCATGTCTCACCAGCGGCAACGCTAAAGTCCGCTGTCTTAGTCGCAGGGGCCGTGGTCGTGCCAGCAATAACGGATGAAGCGGGCACGTTCTCCCAGCGGGCCTGCACCGAGTCGTACTGAAGAAGATCACCATTTGCAAGTCCGGTGATCTCGACGTTGGAGTCGGTTGCGCCCAAAGCCGAGCCGAATGTGGGTCGGACAAACAAGATACCGTTGCTGGCCGCATGAACCACCGATGCCACAATAACTTTGGGGTTGGGGGCCGTGGGGACGTTTTTGGTCAAACCACCTGCAACAGCGGGGTTGTAGTACAGAATCTGCCCGTCAACCCAAGCCTCTGCGCCGCCAGTGGTGTTGACTTTATTAACCTCACCAAACCACGTAATGTAACCCCAAGCATTCAACGCAATGTTTTGGGTAGCAATACCCATGATGTATTCGTTTTGGGCGGCGGTCAGTCCTGTGGCGGGAGCAGCAAGCAAGCCACCAGAAGCACCCACAGTGCCCGTAAACATGACAACCTGACCTTTGGTAATGGCACTAGTTGCCTTGACCCGGTAATAGGTTTCCTCGCCAATGTCTTGAATGATGTTGCCGGTATCCTCCATGACCAAGGCCAAGGTTTTGGATCGGTCATCGTCATCCCAGTACACGGTACCGTGGGCAAGCGGGCCAGTAGGAAACCCAGCCGGCGTGGTGTCAAATTGTAACCACGGCACATTGTCTTGTTGAAGCTGACTCAGTGTGCCCAACTCGGGCTTTACTTGAACCGCCAACGCCTCAATCTGCTTCTGCAACTCGGCAATCTGTTCAAGCGCGCTTTCTTGACTTGGCCGCTTCTCAAGCGAGTCAATGTCAATAACGATCTCGCCAATGTCCTCTTGAGCCGGAATCGGTGGGCCGAGCTGCACATCTTTCAACGAAGTCGTGTTTTGCCCGCCGCCTGTCAACTCAAACAGGTTGAGGAAGAACCGATACCATTCACGCGAAATCATCCCAGACCTTGGATCCAACAAAGGCACCCGAGGTGGCGTGATGTTTGTAAGGTTGACGTTTGCCATTACGCGCCCGTCGGGCTAAGGATTAGTTCAGCGCCAGTGATGGCAATCTTCACAGGGTCAGTGCCAGACACCTCATACACCCGATCCCGCAACTTTTGGGTCATGCCCAAACGACGCCAAAACACCCGGCGATAGTACTCGCCAATCTTGCCCATCTTTGACCAATGTTCGTTTGACCACGTATGCCCGCCGTCGTCAGACCAGCGCATCATAATCTCAGGGTCACTGCCTTGGCCAAGATTCAACCCAACCCCTGACTCGCAATCCAACTGAAGGCTGTGCTGCGCAGTACGCTTCAGATTATTCTGACCCGTCGGCAGTGCTCGCCATGAGCGAAGCCACTTTTGGATGGCTCCGTCGTCCGAATACACATCAAGATCAAAAGCGTAAATCCGACCGTCCTCGAAGTCGCCAACAATGACTTCGCTATTGAAGTTCATCTGGCAGTTGCTTCGATGACGAATAAACGAACCATTAACGAACGCCGCCCTCTCATGCCATGCCTGAGTCGCAACGTCATAAACCCAAGTCGCATTCGCCGATGGAAAGGTCAGGACATAGAAAGGATGGCCGTCTTGCTGATACGTGTAAGCAACTGCATCAGAAATGTCGCCATAGCTCTGGATGGCAAATTCAATTGCATGGGTTGAGACACGTTGGCCTGTGTAACCATTTGCCCGATAGACAATGCCATTACCGCGAGCATCTGAACCAAGCCAAAAGATGGCATTGTCCAACTTGGCAACGGAGTAGATTGCCGCACAGCCTATCTCGTTGAACGCACCTTGCACCCGTTGCAGAGGGAAGTCAGCCAAACCGGCGTCGTACCAGACTTCAACAGAGTTGGTTCCAAACAGCCAGACCTCTCGATGGTCAACAATCATTGACACCAAACCGTCAGGAGAGCCCTCAGCGCTGGCAAAGTCCAACGGATCCACTGCCGTACCGTCAAGCAGGCTCGTCACCCACACGCGCTGGCTGTTTGGCTCGATGAATACAAAGTACCCATCTAGGTAGCCAACGACAGAGGCTCCTGGGAAGTCTCCGTCCGTGATCTGCTGAAACGCGCTTGTAGAAGCGTTATAAATGTAGCTGGGACCGTTGCAGGCAATGAACAGCTGTGTGCCGTTGTCAGACATGCTGACAGGCCCCGTGCCGCTTACCGTGCCAATGCTGGTGTAAGTCCAATTTGTGGACAACTTATACACAATTTGTCCACTGACAACGTAACCATAACCGCCATATGCCCACAGTCCACGGATTGGGCCATTGCCAATCGTCGCCAGCCTGCGCAGTCCGGGGGCTCGCATGAAGAACGCAGGTTCCTTGCCACCGTCAGGCACGATCTCAGGGAACATGTTGACAAGCCGATTGGCCGCCTCGTTCAGAGACCTGACAACGTATGACTGGCCGAGGATGGGCGTTTTCATTGCTTAGTAATTGCCAGCGTAGACGTTGAACCTCTGTCTGGTTGCAACCAGCGAATAAGGCATACTCATAACGTCATCAGGATTGTTGATGCGCTTCAGATTGCGCTTAGAAGTCATCGCAATACGGCTAACCGTTGGCGGAGGCTCAACACCAAATTCAGGAGCAATCTCACAGGCCAAGTTGTACTTGAACGCGCGCAAGTATCCAGGTGGCAAATACAGATTTGTCGCCAACGTTGCCGGCTGAGTCAGTTCGCTCACAGAGACAAAGTGCCACTCCAAGTCCCGCGTAGGCCTTGGATAGATGCTCATCTGGATGTTGGGGAACTCCATGTTTACCCACATAACCTGTGGATAAGTAGAAGTCACCGTTTTGACAGCAATACCGTTGTACTGCTGTTGGTTGATCAGCTTGATGCCAAACGACACATTGGTTGAAGGATCTCGGAAGTAAGTTGAATCATCCAGCAGAACAGGACGATTGCCGGCAAAGTCACCAGTGGGGCCAAGGGTTCGTTGCAACACACTCGCAGGCCAAGTGAAAACTTGATCTTGAGTGCTATAAATCATCAGCCGCTCGGTGTTCCACGAATCAATCATTTGATTCATGGCCGAAAGTGCATCCTGAGATGTCTCGGCCGAGGGTGTCTCGCCTTCAGCGAGTAGACCAATCAGCCGGAGTGCCGAATTGATAGTGTCACCGGCTGTCGCCATTGCTTACGCTCCTTGCGTTTGTGTCTTGGGTGGTCGTCCCCGACGCTTAACTTCCAGTTCGTTCACGGGAGCCGCATCTTCAGACAAAGAAGGCGTGTCGTGAGTATAGCGCACCCATCCATTTGATTCATCAAGTTGGGCCTCAAGTTCCATCGTGGCGATCTTGGTGCCGTGCTGATGATGCTTTAGATAGATGATCATTTCATTCCTACTAAGTGCAAACAGGAGACCATTCTAGGAATGGCCCCTGATTGCGTTCTGCATACAGACTCGGATTAAGCCGAGCCCTTCCACAGTCCAAGTGCAGACAGCGTGTTCATGATCTCTTGAACAGCCGCCAGTTGAGTCGCGCCAAACGATGCAGAAGTTGCAAGGTTAGACGTGGCTTGCACAGAAGAAGCACGTTGGGAAGAAGGCGTCGTGCCGTAGAAGCCCACAGTACCGCCAGACTTGCTAAGAATAGCAGCGTCCAGTTGTGGGTCTTCGTAAGCAACGCCAACAGCTTTGGTATTAGGCATTTCTTAGTCCTTACATAGGTCACCGCCGGGCTGTCTACGTAGGAAATTGTGAAAGTTTCCTTTGTATTCTTGCTCGGTGGTGTGGTGTGAAATATCCAGGTCTGGAACAAGCACGATCTCTCCTCCGCACAGCCTATCTCGTTGAACGCACCTTGCACACGTTGTAGAGGGAAGTCAGCCAAACCGGCGTCGTACCAGACTTCAACAGAGTTGGTTCCAAACAGCCAGACCTCTCGATGGTCAACAATCATTGAC